ATCACCCGCAGTATCTCCAACTGAGTTACGGTCTTCTGCATACCGAAGCTGGAGAATATCGCCCTGCAACCGCCGGAAATAGCCCAACGTACTGTATCTTTCACATGAGGGTATAAATACGGGGAAATTTCTTCCGGTCTGACTTCAAACCCAGTCTGATGGCTGATTGCCATCTTGTCTTTCAAAAATTCTATATAATCTTTCATTATGCTATTCTTTTGTTGATTTCTCCTTTCTAAACAGGTGGCTGAACGCATTATCCAAATCCAAGTCCAGATTCAGTTTGGACGGGAAAGATTTAATGTATTCGTACATCTTATAAGCGAGGTTGTCATCATCACCGCATCTGTCAATCAGTGTGAGCAACATGGCGTTCACCATGTCAGAATCATTGCCGAAGTTTTCCTGAGTGGATTCGCTGCAATGATTCACATCACTTTTCAATCTCTTTATCGCGGCTATGGCTGTGTTGAAGTTTCTTTTTGAATCGTGCCGCAATTCAAAGCCTTCCTTCTTGTATTGCTGCTGCATTTCTAGAAGGTTGGTTTCTAAAACGTCCGTGAGGACAAATACGATGTTGGTCAGTGTGTTCAATTGAGTTGTTTCTTGCATAATAATAAATTTTGTTTGACTTTCAAATAAAAATAAAGTCAGATTATCCGCAGAATAGGGGAGAAGTTGTAAAATGTGAACTTCCCCAAGATGTCATACGGTGTATTTTTTCAAAGTGTCCATGATATTGTCTATCGGCAGGGATACGGATGTTTTTCCCTTATCTTCATAGCAGGCAATATGTCTGTATGCCTCAGGGAAATTCTCTTTGATTCTTTTGAATGTCCGTAATGTCAGAAGTGACGCAACGACTGATTCATATACCTTGGTCTTCTCATCCTTTACCGCACTGATCTCGATTTCCAGTTTGTCTATCTTTTCAATAACTTCCCTGTCCGCCTCAATGTGAGGATAGTAAGCGTTTGCGCTGGGAAATCCTTTCAGTCCGGCAACACGTTTTTCATAGGAACCGTTAAACAGTGTGATGCTATATGCAACAGAGAAATAAGACCGAAACTTTTGAAAACAGTCGGTGATTTCCTGTGGAATGGATTTTCGGATCACCTCTTCTGTAATCCTGACCTGTTCATCATGCAACAGGTTGATTTTCTTTTCTAACGGCTCTACCATTTTATTGGCAACTTCTTCCGCCAAAACTTTCGTAATGTTCATTGCTCTTGGTTTTTATTAATTCTTTTATGTATGTAAAGATAACTTTTATTTATTTGTTTCTCAAATAATATAATCTTAAAAACGCATCTGCTTAACTTAATATAACTGTCATCTCCTGCGGCTGTTTCCGAGCAAGGGAATGACATTAAAACTCTTGAACCTGTCAATCAGACGTCCTTCAAACCGTTTCCTGAAATCACCGATGTTCAGATTGCTGGTGATATGGTATTTCTTCCCGAACTGCTGGTAAATCTCATAACGCGCATAGAGAAACTCGTCTATCACGCTGTCAAGACTGGTACCGTAGCTCTTCTGATTCTCGGTTTCCAAACCTATGTCGTTCAGACAGATATTGAACGGGGCGGGATTGAATCCTTTTGACTGCCCCTCGTTGTAGGAATACAGGTCTATGTGTCCGTTCATCTTGTAGTAGTTCATCATCTGGGTGACGGAGAGGTTTTCAAACTGGCTGGGATTCCGTGTCAGACGCAGATAATCGGCGAAAATCTGCATGATCATTGTTTTTCCAGTGCCGGGTGCCCCGACAATCAGCAGGTTCTTGTGAATCTTGTAATCCTCATCGGGAAACACTTTCTCGGCCAGTCTGCATCCGTTGAAGTAATACAGCAGGAAAGACAATACCTTCGAGTTGTTCTCGTCAACCTCGAACTCCCTGAATTCACGTCCAGTATAATCATTGCCCAGCTGCCTGACAAGATCACGATGGGCGTAATATTCGGCTGGATTCGTCAGGTCATATTCAAAATCTTGCAGAATAGTCTTTTTGTGACGCTCCACCAGATTGTATATCTGTTCCTGTTTCAGTTTCGCCGCAAATGACTTTTCCTGTCGGATCTGTTGTAGCTCTGCTGAAAGTTTTTGTTCTTGCTCTGTCATCTTTCTGTTTTTTAAGTTCCGTTATCAACCAGTTTGAGAAATGGCGTTTTGCATCTGAAACAGACTTGTGTGTAACGCCTTCCCCCTTTAGCTTCCAATAGTACAGGTCAACGTATTTGTCTTTGCATTCATCCAAAGTGAAGTTCCTGAATCCGTTCCTGTATGCCCGTTCCCAAGCATCCCTCAGCCATCCTTCCTCAGACTTTAGGTCCGCGAAGCATTTGTCTAAATCCATATCGAATGTTTCTGATGAAATATCGCCCAGGTTTTCACGCGTATGCGCGCTAGAGAGAGAGTTATTATTATCATTTACATTATCATTATCATTATCGGCTTTTTTGGGTTCTGAAAAACCCACTGGGTTATTTGGGTTTATTTGGGTTGTTCCAATATCATCCGAATTATCATTCTTCGCTCTCTTCGGAGCACCCCCTTTGCTTCCATTACTACGGTTTCTCTCGACAATGCCATGGTATTTGTTTTCATCTATTTCAAATTGATTCTTGAAGAACTCAAATGCTATTTCAATGTCCTCCTCTACCGTAATAATCTCGCCAAGTTGATACTTGAATATAGCTCGGAATAATCTTCCAAGTTGCTTGTCCGATAACTTCGATATAGGCTTGTAAAACGATTTATATATCAAAAAACTTTCTTTTCCCATTTCATTTGTTCTTTATGTAGTCTTACATGACATTCTCGACACAATGTAATGCCATTATCTATATCGAATCTCAATTCGGGATATAAAGAAAATGGTTTGATATGGTGTGCATTTAACTCCACGTTACGTTTTTTACAACGGCAACATGTAAAGTTGTCTCTTTCCAAGACTGAATTTCGCCAATTTCTATAGCCGCTTGAATTCCTGCATCTGTGGTTATCATCAGTAATTCCACATTTCCAGTTCCAGTGGTTTTCTCCGCTTGGAGGTTCATGTAGCAAATTCTCATCTATCTGTTTCTTTATAAAAGAGAATGCCATTTTAGCCAACGGTTTCTGCTCCGACAGTGTCTCCGATGCGGCGTACTTGATAATTGCATCGTACACTTCAAGTCTGACCTCCTCAGGATATTCCATCAGCACTTCCTGCCATTCTATATAGAAGACAAATGATTTCCTTTTTGTATCCTTTTTCATCATGTCTATTGTTTGATAATCAGTTTGTTATATATATTGTAAAGTTAACTTTTTGTTATGGGATTACAATAAATATATTTCTGAATATCAATAATTTAAACGTTATTTATCAGTAACCTTTCCTTTGCAGCGCCATATCCTGTTTGGCAAAGGATATCTGGGTCCTGATATTGTCTCCGGCATGGACAAGGGTACGGTTTATACGGTCCAGCCATGTCACAATCTGATTGGCGGTCACACTTTGCGCGGCGACAAATTTCATGGCGACAGTCGCGGGAACACGTGAGATGAATTCCATGTGGCTGGCATATACATTCGCTGTCACCTGATCCTGATATGCCTTGGCGTCAGCAAGCAGCTTGCCAGAGCGTGCGAGATAGACGTTTATATCAGTGAGGCGGTCTATAAGCTCCTTCGGATTGTCACTTGCGGTCATCTCCAAAAAGGACTGCATTTCTTCTATCTCCTTTATGACAGGAGGCAGGGGGCATCCGTTAATGAGGCAGTTGCCGGTCCCATCGTTTTTAGGACAATATTTACAGTTTATCTCCATACTTGCAATTCAATTTATGGTTTATAGTTTTTCTGTTTGTCATACGTCATTCAAATAATCAATTGTCACTTTCATAAACTCATCCAATGATTTACAGACGACGTATTTCGCTCCGTTGGCTTCCGCATCCTTCTGCCATTCCTTTTGTGCAGGAGACTGGCGGCCTCCCGGCTTTTTCATCTCAATGCAAAGTCCTCCATAGAAGCGGTTGCTCTTCAGCAGTATCAAATCTGACACTCCGCTGGTCGCACCTTCCTCCTTCAGTCTCGCTCCGGTGATGGCATCACGTCTGCCACCATTGGGAACAGCAAAAAGCACGTTTTTAAGTTTCGGATATTTTAAGCGGAACCAGCGGACACAAGCGGACTGTATGCGGTGCTCGTCATTCTTCGGCTTCCCGCGCATTTTGTACGACTGCGCTTTTTTAATCATCTCCTCGTATGTCATCGTCTTTTTCCTTATGTGGGGTTACTACCGTGTCCTTGCCGGTCTTGTCGACAACAACCTGCTTTCCTGCTACTGTTATGGTTGTCCTGCAACCATCCGGTAGGGACTGGATAAAATTGCGTACTACAGGAGAATCAGCACCTTCCGATATCTGAGTGTTGGATATCGGAACTTCCTTAGCTTCATACGGATATACATCCATGATGGCGGTTTCGGCTACGGATGCGATCTGATAGTCTGCCATTGTACCTTTCATTCCTTCGTCCAGTTTCTTTACAGCATCGCGAAGATCGGAAGCCTGTACCAATACGGTAGTGGAGGTCTTTTTCTCCGCTCCGCTTTTTTCGTCCAGCGTGATGAAGAACAGCTTGCACTTAAACCAGCGGTCGGCTGCATCTTCTTCAGAGGGGAACAGTTCGCTGTAGTTGGCGCGTTTGATGTCCGAAACAGTGAACTCACCGTTGATATACGGAGTGATTTCTTCAATGATACGGGCTTCTGCTTCAGTAAAGCTCAACGCGTCAACCAGATAGGGTTCAGTTACTTTCTTGTTCATGCCGTTTTCCATTACCTTTTCGTAACGGATTTTGCATTCAAACCAAGTATGCATCATAATTAATTCTTTTAAAGTTTGATATTCAACGTTTATTCATTTATAGTGGGAGGTGCAGGATTCGAACCTGCATGAGTGGTGTTTTTGCAGTTCACTGATTTCAAGTCAGCTCCCCTAAGATGTCTCGTAGGTTGCCGGCTTGGATATTAACGGTTATCCTAGAATTTTGCACCTTACATCTTGATTAGCGTCTGCCATTTCCGCCAACCTCCCGTTTGCCTCCCTATCTTCACAGACCGGGAAGGCAAGGTAACAAAGTTATTTCTGTATTCTGATCAAATCAGGGATAGAACCGTAAATCGGCGACTTCCCATCCCATTTGTCAATGAACTGTTTGTAAAGAATTTCTTTGGTAAGACCTTTTGACTGGATAAGAGCCTGTTCGGTTTTCAACTGTTCCAGCTCGTTGCGTTTCTTCTGTTCCTCAATCTGTTGGTCCAGTACGGATATATTGGTGTTCACTTCATTCCGGCTGTCAATCTTCTCACGGACCTTTTCGGAGAACTCCAGTTGTGCGGAGAATGTGAGCAGTTGCAGACCTCTTTTTTCAAACTCCATGTCAACTATCTGTTCCAACCGTTTCTCAAATACCAACGAGCCTCCGTCAGCCATCAGGCTATCGGTCTTATGCTTCCGACTTTCTTCCTTTATCAAATCATATATACGTGGTTCCAAGATGTTATCTTCCAACGAAGACATAAAGTCACTTCCACGGCCAATATGCTTGTTGTCAAAGACAACATCAATGGCGCGGTTCTTGATAACTTTATAGCTGTATGTAGGACACGCCTTGAACTCCGTGTTGTCGGCAGCTTTCAGTGTGACAGCTTCAGCGAATTCTCCACGTTGATCGAATAGCGGAACCTGAAAAAGTTCTGTGCCCAATTCCCATGTGGACACTTTGCCGGAAACAATCTTGAAATCCTCCTTTCCCTGCTTGCCGTAATTCTCCATAAGGACACCTGCATAATTAGGGGCTACTCTCTCACAGGAGACAAACATTACCAAGGTCATACATACCATCGTTAACTTAATCAGTCTTTTCATCTTTCAATGTTTTAATCAGTTTGTAAATAAAGAAAATTATTGTGGCTGATATTATTGTTACGCCCAGCCATGCGTGTAAGTGATTGAATACCCTATTCCCGACAACAATTCCTATTATCAGAAACAGGATTAAATAAATATACTCTTTCATACCACTTTCAGTCAAAATTAAAGTTGTCCTCACCGTCCGGCTCTTCGTCCGGAATGTCATATCCAAAGTCCATCGGGATGAACCAGTCTGAAATATAGTCTTGCATGATTTAATCCTCCTTTTGGCTACTTAGCCATTCTTTATAATCTTTCTCGTAATATTGGGGTATTATACCTTTCCTCATAAAGTCTATGTATTCTTGTACAGTACAATCATCCCAATCAACTCCGTTATCTGGTATATCTTCCGTTTCTGATGTACAAAGAGTGTATTCAAATGGATTATACCCACTGTTAAGCCCATATTCTTCAACTATCTTGATTACATTTTCATCAGTGGTTATTTGTTTGATTTCACTTTCAGCCACACACCCGGATATTTCAGAGTGCTTGCCAAGTACTTCACCGAAGTAAACACTGATTTTATTATTCACTAAGTATTCGACATCTTCTGTGTCTGCAATAAATACTCCTTCAAGATTGCCCATTCTTCCGCAATCGAAGTCCATTTTAAATAATGCTTTCATAAATTTACTCCTGTTCTTGTTTGAAATATTCGTACTTTATCTCTCCATTTACGATCATGTCCATGATTTCTTCATCGGAAGATGTGGCTATCTTCATCATAAACTCATCTTTCTTCACCTTTTCAATATCTTCATTTTCAGTATTTCCCACCTTTTCCAACTTTTCCATCTTTTCTGCCTTTTCAGACATATAAGACACAGCATCTTTAGCTATTTTCAAGGCATAATCTGAATCGTATAAAGACATCATGGATTGAATGTATATTCCGTTAATCCTGTCAAATATTTCCTGTTGGGAAAGGCTTAGAAACTTTGCCGTATTCGCTCCCATCATCACCTTTATCTGCCAAGATGTTTTTATATTCACTACGTGAAGCCATCCCTCTTTGATAGGGCTTTTAACTATATAAAAGTCACCTACAATATATCCTTCGTCTATATCTTTCTTTTTCATAACTTGTATTTTTCCAAAGCAAGAATAATTTTATGATCTTCAAAGGCTGATTTTATTGTATCGTCAATCATTTTGTTGTGCGTTTTAGAATCTATGTCCAATTCTGAAACATTGTATCCATTGTCAATCTTGTTCTGAATACTGAAATAATAATTTCTTATTGTCAGTACGTTATTATGTATTTCTTCGCGTGTCATTTTCTGGGTAAAAATTTATTTTTAACAAATGATAAAAGCATCACGGATATTTCATCGGCATATCTTGCAAAATCATCCTGGTATTTCTCGTCAACATTGTTATCCATCCATAGTATTTGATTCTTTGCCATAGTACCTACCTTTTCAAGCGTTTCAAACATTTGAAGGCTAGATCCGGGGAGTGTTTTCTTTAGCATTTCATTCAACTCTATGGAAGAAGAATGGATAATATCAGCACAAAAAGCAATGGCGTTGACATACATCATCCAATCCATTTTCTCATCATCAGACATCTTCTTGATAATATCCATGCCCCTTACATATTTACCGTCAGGATAAGCCTTGATATATGCTTCCTGAAACTCCTTTATCTTGGCTGTTACACGAGAGCATTCAACCATACGGCCTTTCTTGATAAGATCGTTCTGAAGCTTGCGCAACTCCTTCATTTTTTCCTCTCTCTCACACTCCTGTATTAACAAATGTCTTTCCATCTTCTATTATTTTTATAAGTTCTTTAAACTGGTCCGCAATTATCTCTAGTTTTCCCTGTATCTTCTGATTCATATTCCCGTCCTTGTAGGAACTCTGAAATCCTTCATAACGTGAATCAATGCTGGAATAGCAGAATGAATCAGACGTGATGTTTACCATCGTATTGTCACCGTCTACGAACGGTTCAGGTATGTCTACTTTTATCATCATAGCAATCCGAAATAACTGTCTAGTTTATCAATCGTTTTATCTCCATCAGATAGGACATACTCAATTACTTCACGTCCTGAAAGTGTTACTCTCAGTTTGTCCACAGGCTGAACATTGGCTATACCTTTAGAGTAATTGTTATAATGAACAATCTCCCATCCTTTTATGGATGATAGCATTCTCCGTTTGCCACACAAATTTATAGCTTTTGGAGTAAATTCCTTCTCTTTCTTATCCATAATCAATCGTTTTTAAACTTTTTAAACATCTCATCTCCCAACACTCCGCTAATGAACATGGTAAGTTCTACTTCCCATTCATCTTCCTTGCCCTTCACGAACGGATAAGTAAGCTGATGCCATTCGTGGTAATCAAACAGCTTCATGCGAAGCGGATAATAATCAAACATTTTCTTGTTTCCATAAAACACACGGATATGATTTTTCTTAATATCCGTGTAAGACAAACCGTAGTAATCCAGTATCTGGTAGAATTTGTCCATAGGGGTAAAATTACACTTCATTTGATATATTCTTTTAGTTGTTTATGCAACGATTTCATGTATGCTATTATTGTGTCCGCATTAGGGTCTGAAAAGTCAACATCCTTTACGCTTTTCAACTTTAGTCCATACACTGAAACAACAATAACTTCTATGATGTTATGTTCTCTATATTCAAAGTACAACACATCTTTAATGCTAGATGTATTAATGACGGGAAAGTCACCAATTTTTATTAAAGATTTATACTTACCTAGCATCATTGGCATTATTGACGTTATGTCGTTTTCTACAAAATCAAAAAACATATTCTCGTCATCTCCGCAATCTACTGTTTCAATAAACATACGAATAACATTCCACTCTGATTTTACGTGAAAAGTATTATCTGACTTGTCTACAAAGATGCCATCACCAAATCCATCCAACGCTTTTTCGGAAGCGGTGTACCCTAACCGTTCAAGTCTGTTTCTTATGTCGCTTGAATCCTTTCTAATCAATACCTTCATGGCAAATATTATGTTTAATTACTATTGTCGATTGCTTCGGTAGGCTAACCTGTTCACTGTTTTCCTTGTTGGTCAAAATATATCTTTCCCCGGTATCACTAAACAAGAAATCATCTTTTACAAAGGGTATTTTCTTTCCATCATACCCTACAATAAAGCAGTTTTGAAAAATTTCTAGTAGAATCATGATCTTTTGTTTTCAGCACATAAAGAAAAAATAGGTTTGACATGAAATGCGTTTCTTACAATCCAGTCGTAATCTACGTTTTTTGGATCTCTTTCAATACTCCAAAGTTTGCTAGCGTAATTCATATCGCTTTTCAATAATCTGACTTGTCGTTTCTGCCTGTATATTACAATATAAGGACAGAATACAATCATCATTATTTCTAAAAACTTTTTCATTATCTTATCGCTTAATGGTTACTAAAATCGGGGGAACGCTTTCCCCCTAAACTTTCATTATAGATATGCTTGCTTCTACACTCAAACATGATGCAAATATAGTCAATAAAATGACATACTATCAAATGTTTTAAAATATATATTATTTATTCACATTTATTAAAGTATTCCTTAAATACATTTACATTGTATGTGTTTACCTGGCAATGGTTATCGTCAAAAATCTTTTTTATCTCATAACCTAGCTTGCAAGATATTACTTTCATCTTCATCCGGCTAATCTTTTTCCAGTTGACACCGTTTTCCTTTGCCCATCTTTTGATACTATACCATTCATTGGATTCGTTTGGTTGTGGCTTTAACGCTTGATTCCTTTCGTACTCATCAGCCCACGCCCTGGCAGATTCGGCAGGATTGTTGAAGTTTGGTAATCTAACCTGTGCATAATAACTTCCTGTATTGGTAACTGATGGAACAATATAATCAAATATCCAACGTTCAAATTCATCAGCCATAGGAGGAAAAGGGCTTTTATAAATCAGTCTATACATACTCCTTTCATTAATAAACTCCATTATATCATCCCCTACTTCACGCATCATTACGGAGGATGGTTTACAGTGCTCTAAAAGAGCTTTTAATGGATTTGAATACTGTAAAGAAGATGCAGCGTCTAATCCACAGAACCAAATTTTACCATATCGAACAAACACACGAATTTTGCCAAAAAAAGGATGTTCGTAAACCATTATTTCGTCCGTTTTGTGTGCCGAAGCTGTTTTATCGGTACTATTGTTTTGTTGCATAAATAAAAATAATTAACTTTGTTAAACAATTAAAATAAGCAATATATGGTAAAGAAAGTGATTAGGGTGAATGTTAAATCACCTAAAGTAACATCAAATAAAAAGGCATCTCCCATAAAGGTCAAAATAAACATGAAGAATACGGGAGGAACACAAGCTATGGGTAAAAAATAGATTACTTATTACAGCACCTATATCCATCACTAATGGTTTGATGTGTGTGCACTTTCCTATCTCCATACCTTTGATGTAAGTATAATGCAATAAAGAATCCAACAGTAACAAAACCAATGGATGTATAGTATATTGCATTAACCAAATGCGCATCCTCAAACACCACATTATTAAATACAATATCCAGTATTGCATATATCAACATCTCAATGACAAATACTCTATGGTATATACAAAATAAAAACACCTTTGACAACACATAGAACAATATTGCATTAAACAGTTTGGCGTTAAAGAATACAGTAAGATACTTATCCGAAAACGGAGTGGCATACTGAACATACTCCAACGTGTCACCATCATAATACTCAATAATATCCCCTGTGCCAACAGAGTGTATAACCTCACACTGATGGACAAGTATTGCAAGACAGAACAATATAGGATAACATCTTATCACCCAAATAAGAAACGTCATGTAGAAATTGTTCAAACTTTCCTCTATCATTTTATCTTTCATCTGACCATTCTAGCTAAATTTCTAATAATATCTTCTTTCGTTCTTCCTTTTAACAGGTTAAGATCAATTGTTGCAGACCCTACCTTTACGCACCCATCAGATATGTATTGCTGCACACGTTCGTTCACAAGATAGTCAGCACCAAGCATATCCAATTTGGACAGTCCTTTTACATCATTGCTCCTGCTTAGTACAAATCCACCTACCGTTCTCCAGATACGCCTGTATTGGCTTATTCCGTCCTTTACAGGCATGATTATGTCGTTTTCAAACAATGGTATTCCGTTCATGTCAAACACGCCTGTAAACCATTCTACAACACAACCACTGCTATCTCTTACACGCCCATAAGCATCTATGGATACATCGTCAATAAGAAGTTCATATCGCCCCGTTACTCCATTAAATATACGGAGTAACGGGAAATCAATGTCGCTACTGTTCATTTATTTTCAATTTATTCAAAACACATTCATCTCTTGTGAAATCTTCCCCGATTTGCTTCTTGCTTTCAATGATCTGCTCTACAAGCGTTATGCACTCCTTCCTTATCTCTTCGGTTTCGTTATAACCGCAAGCCTTATCGACTAGTCTTTCGATGTTTGACTTGGTATTAGAAAGTTGTTGACAGAGCATTTTCAAACGCCAGTAACAGAAATCAATTGTGGCTATGTGCTCAATTCTTTCCATTTCTCTTAATCGTTTCAATACATTCCTTTAACCCATCATCAAAACCATGCTTGTATCCCTTAGCGTATTCTCCAATGTTATACACCGCCATTGCAAATACAAACAGGATGATACCTAAAGCCTTATGCCAACCGGGGAACGAGATGGAAAACGGTTTAAATGTAATTGTTAGATCTCCGACCCATAATAGGGCGATAATACATATGATTGTAAATATAATTGTTTTCATAATCAATATTTTTTTCCGTTCAACTTAGGTCTTAATTCGTTATATCTTTGTTTCTGCTCAATATGCCATAGCAAATCTATGTCAAGATGTTTGGAAAATGCAAAGATTGAAAATATCATGTAATTTACAGCTGTAGAAAAATCACTATAATATTCAAATGGTATGACAGATATAATATATATCGCTTCTGCAAAACTAAATTTACTGTACATATAAGCAATATCATCTATATATTCAGAGTTAATATCCTCACTAGCAGATTCAAGGCTTATTCCTCGAAGCCCTGCAAGATCAAGCAAGCGTATAACTACTTCGCTTAGTTCGTCTGGAAGTGTATCTTTGATATATTTTTCAAAACAATATTTAAAATTGGCATCATCGTGCGGTTCTTCATTCTCATAAGAAGATTTAAAAGATTCCCTGTCGGCACGTTTCCCTTTTCTGTCCGCTTCCACAGCTTTCCCAAGCCTGGAAATGATAAGGCAAAAGAAGTGTTCGTTACTCAGTTCTTTATCGTGAAAACCGTGCTCGCAAGCTGTTTTGTAAGCACGATCCCGTAGTTCGTTCAAATTAATATTGCTCATTCCCTTATTCCTAATTTAATTTCTTCATCCTTGATTATTTTCCCAATCTTATCGGCTTCTTCATACCGTTCCTCTTTTATCAACAGTCTTTGCAATTCCGAAAGCTGGTTAATGTAAACAATATCGTTACGATCTGACACATGACGGACATATCTTTCTATCTCATCCAGCTTATTCTCCATGCGATGCCACTTTCTTACCAAAATTAAAGTAAATGCCAGAGCACAAACGTTTAATGAGGCAAGGATGAATTTAAATATTGATTCCGCTATTTCCATAATCATATAAGTTTTAATGTTTCCTGTAATCCTGCTTCGAGTGCTTCTTCGTAGGTATTATAACGGACAATAGGTCTGTCAGACAACCCTACTAAATCATGGTTAGGAATTGTTAGTATATCATATATCCAATAATTTCCATACATATAGGATATTTCAATATGCAGGTTCTTAGTTTCACGAAGCCACTTTTGTGCAACGGATTGAGTGGGACGACTATAACACAATTTTGGCAAATTCTTATTCGTTCGGAACACAGATTGCATTATCCGATTATCGTCTTCTTTAATAATATCTTTGCAATACTCATTAAATCCTTTCTCTTTCAGCAGCTTCGCTGTTTCTAATGTTACAAATTCTTCCTGTATCATACACTAAAATATTTTCGGTTCTTCTTTGTATGGAGATTTAACTTCGATAGTCGTGTTTACGGTAACTCTATCTTTGTAATATCCGCTTGCGCTAATCAAAAAAATTCCGTTTTCAAATCTAACATTCGTGATATCGCTATAGCATCCGTCTTTGACTATCATTACCTCTCTATTTATATCTTGCGCAGTAAGCAACAAATGCGCTAAATCCCGTATTGTCATTTTATTTATTTTTTAATCTTATTATGTCAAATCATTCATTATTATTCTCCTTTACACTCTTCACAATGTAATTTATAAGCATGGGCAAACATCCCTAACGTAACAGGATCAAAGTGAAAATCTGCCTGTTTCCCTTCTATGACAACTGAAACACATAATTGGCCGTCGCAAAAGTCAATATATGCCTCACCACCTCCATCCCCTCTAATAGAAAAGGTTTGTGTCTGTACACTATCCATTATCTACCTCCCTTAGTCTTTTAATTAGGGCATCAGCGCAATTAAGCGAATATTTAGCGACTGCTTCAGAATTAACACCATTATCGTTTGCTATAACAATTTTAATAATGTCTTTCGCCAATTCGTACCTACGTTGTTCCCAATCAATGTTTTCACTAAAGAAATTAAGTTCGCATTCTCTGTAAACCAT